ACGTTCTTGGACAGAATATGATGGAAGTCAAACGAATTGGAAGAAGTCATGGCGAGATTCAAATTTTCAAACCGGAGGGAGATAATTACTCCAACCGTATTAAACATGAGTTGTCATACGGGAGCAAAGGATTAAGCCCGTACATCAGTATAGGCCCCGACAAGAAAATCGAAAGAAAGGAAAACCAGTTGATGGATGCCGTGACCTACACATTCGGTGAAGCAGATAAACAATTTCGAAAATACGCCAAGGATTACGCCAAGGCGACATCGTTGTCAGTGCCAATTTCAGCGGTTAATAACGCGAAGAAACAACAAAACGTCTCCACATCATCGTCGCATACTGGTGGCGGCGGTGCTGCGTTGGCTCGCTCTGTAATAGCACAATTAGTTGCTCAAAAAATTACACAATCGAACGATGTCCATGATGCGGAGACCGAAGTCGCACCCGAAGCCGCACCCGAAGCCGAAGCCGAAGCCGAAGCCGAAGCCGAATCCGCAAATGAATTTATGATGTCTGAACATTCACATGCGTCATCTTCTGTTGTTGTTGATTCAGAAGATGAGTTATCGCCGCAGCAGCAGCAGCAGCAGCAGCAGCAATCTCCTTCACCATCACCACCGCCGTCGTTAGATAATAACACCGCATCATCCGAAATTCAACAAGCAGACGAACTTCCACAAGAACGTCCTTTCCATGTAGCGGGTCATTCACGAATTATGTGTTCGCGCGGTGAAGGAGAAACGATGCTCAATAATTTGAAGTTACGCCCAGAATACCAAATTGCCATGATGGACATAACTCAACTTCTGCTTTATGATAATTACCACGCTACGTTGCCATTCATCAACGACCAACAACGACAGGCGCGTTTCAAGCATATCACGAATTGCGGCAGTTCATTCGACATGACATGTGACCTTATTATCGTAATGCTACAAGAACGCTACCCAAGTCCAGATGATCATATGAATCTAGGCGCGGATCTTCGTCGGTCTTATAACACTACTGTTACTGGCGGCGGCTCGCTTGAATAATTATTATTGTATGTAATGTAATGTAATGTAAATAATAAAAATATAATTTTTTATTATTCGGCTTGGCGCTACGCGTTTGAATTCGTTGCTCCCACTCTTACTCGGTTCCATTTTATTCAGCCTAATACTCCCTGAACTGGTCGCGGATGTGTTCAAACACCGCAATCGCATCCCGCGCACATGTCGTGATATACTCCGCCACAATCCCTTCATCTACACCCACCGTCTCCGCGAACCCGACGCGTATCATGCTATCCGGGTTGTGTGGGTGAATCTTGCGAAATGCGCAGTAGGTCACCGTCTGGTCCTCCGCATAATGCTTGTCGTGCATGAAGAACTCGAGCACCTTCCCTAAGGTATAATCCTCCCCCTTCAGCTCGATGTCGTAGCCATTCTGAATCGTGCTCACCGTGGGGATAATGTGATTCTCGCCCGTTTCGATATCGCGGATAAACTTCGTACATTTGTTAATCATAATCTGCGCTGCCTTGCTCACGATATCCGCATTCGCGAAAACACCCACCGTCTCCACGACGAAATCGAAACTGTCCTCTTTCGTGAAGCGTTGTGCGTCGAGGAGCGCCCAATTCTTGCGCTGGGCTTTCATTTCCTCGCTGCCGATCGCGGCTACACCTTCCTTCACGAGTTCCGCCTCCTTGATGCGCCATGCTTCGTCAACCTTGGAGGGGTCCATCGTCATTTGGTAGGCGCAAGTGCTCACAACGTTGAATGCTCCGTCTTCTTTGGCTGTGCCAATATCCAGGTCGCATGTCATCACGAGTTGCTCGGGTTCGCCGTATTCGGTCATTTTCGGGAGGAGGCGGGCGAACTCGATAAAATCGCCGCTGATCGCGTTCGGGGGGAAGATCTCGTGAACCTTGACATCGGTGAGGTATTTGCCGTTGGTTTTGTTTTTGAGTTTGAAATCCCTTGTGGTCACGTAGCGAATTTCGCCAGCGTCGGCTGTGACGTTGATTTCTAGTTGGTAATCTTTAATGGTGGGTTCCATATCGCTTACGTGAATTGGTATGCAGCTCAATCGTTGCTTCAGAATCTCATTATGAATTCTCGATGTGTTTGTGGTTATGCTCGCACGGCATTCCGAGTAAGGGAATGTTCTGAACACAAAAGTCGGAATGTCGCTCAAAATGACCCTACGAAGGGCGTTGGCCAGCGACACGTTGATGCGGTCGATTGTGAATTTAAGCTGACCGTTTTCGTCTGTTTTTGAGACGATGCGGGGGATATATTTGCTGACAGCCGACGCTGAATGGAATGGGGCCGATGATGCGGAAGTGGCGGAAGAAGCGGATGACATATTTTCGTTGAATAACAATAGTTGAACGGTTTATATTATATTCTTATAATCATTGTATTCAATTTTATCGTATGCGTTCAAAACCCACATAAAGTTTTATCTATCTTTTAGTAATAAAAGACATCATGTCGTCAATCATTTACTATAGCAACAACTGCGATAAATCGAAAGCAGTTTTAACGGCACTCTCTAAATCACGCGTCCAAGATGACATCCATTTTCTGTGTATTGATAAAAGGGTGCGTGCTGCGAATGGTAGCGGGGCATGGCATATCATTACGGAGACCGGTGAAAAAGTCCTCCTCCCCCCACAAGTCAATCGCGTCCCCGCTTTGTTGCTCCTGAATAAAGGGCACATGGTACTTTACGGTGAGCAGATCTTACAGCATTTTCAGCCCAAGAATGTCGCGCTGAATAACGAGGCCACCGGCTTCAACGGGGAGCCGAATGCATTTGCGTTGGGCCGTGAGAGTATGGGTAGTGGATTCGGTGTTGCGTCGGACAATTACAGTTTCTTGGATCAGAGTGCGGATGAGTTGTCGGCGAAGGGCAACGGCGGGATGCGACAGCTTTATAATTATGCAACGATTGATACTGTGGATAAAATAGAGACGCCACCAGACAATTATTCGCCAGATAAGGTCGGAAGTGTTTCTTTAGAGCAGTTACAGAAGCAGCGGAACTCAGATATTCAACAACCTAATGCTGGTAATCATATTGTTGGGGGGGTTCCGCCCCCCTACGACGGCGGTGCGATGGGCGGTGCTAGAGGTGGCGCGATGGGTGGCGGGAGTGGTATGATGGGTGGCGGTGCGATGGGTGGCGGAATGGGCGGCGGTTATGGTGGAGGGGGTGCGATGGGTGGTGGTGCGATGGGCGGCGGTTATGGTGGAGGGGGTGCGATGGGCGGTGGTGCGATGGGCGGTGGTGCGATGGGCGGTGGTGCGATGGGCGGCGGCGGCGGTATGCCCAGCGGTTCACAGCGCGGTCAATCCATGCCAACCCCGCAACAATTTGCCCCCGTTGGAACCCCTCCTCAATTCGCCGCACAAGCTGTGTATCGGGCTCCTCCTCAACAACCCGAATATTCGCGTTTGGGCAGCGGTGGTGCCGGCGGAGGCGGAGGCGGATTGCGCGGGACGATGGATACCCGACCTCAACCCCGCGGTGGCGGTAGTTGGATTTGAAGACACGGTCGCCGCTGCGGAATAAAGGGTTTAAGCTTATTTCGATTTGTATAATCAATTATGAAAGTAACATAATGGATTACGCGTTTGATTTTTATTTTGGCCCCACTACCAACACCGGTGACATCAACTCATTCTTTTTCATCTACGATGATGATCGCTTCTTTTCCAAAATGTACGTCTTCCTGAAATCATTAGGCCTAGTATTCTATGCCATGACTTTACCGCGTTGTGCCAATCCACTATTTTATATTATAATGAATGGACTGATGTGCTTATCCACCGCCAATAGTGCGAGGTATGAGTATCGGCATTATCAGCGTTATGGTACTGTATTTATGTCGATATACGAATATGAAGAATGGAAAGCCGGTCTCTGGTCGAAAACGCGCGTCGTATTTTCAACGGCTGAACTCGCAATAAAAATCGGGTATTTCATCTACGCGTTTCCACCGCGGCTCGAGTTTTCAAATGCTTGTGATGCTGGAAAAAGCGTCTTTATCATTCATGTATTAGCAGTGCTTGTTGTCTATCTTATTTTATCTATATTTACGTGTGGGATTTATTGCTGCGTTTGTTATTCGAATGGTGCGGGCGCGGATGCGGGTGCGGGTGTAAGCGCGGATGCGAGCGCGGGCGCAAACGTTTCAATACGTATGGTTTCATACAGGTTTCCACTCGCATTCCCGACCACGTTTGTTCCGCATGATAAAGAGTGCTGTATTTGTTTGGATAGCAACGAAACATCGTCGTCATCGTCATCGCCTCTACCGTGGGTTGAATTACCATGCAAGCATCTGTTTCACCGTGAATGCGTTTCGCGATGGCTAGTTACACATGACACATGCCCGGTTTGCCGACTTAACGTGCGTGTGGCGAGTTAGTAGTATATATTATCAATCGAAATGTCAGCACAAAATAGCACTTTCTGTTGAAAAATAAAATTACGCATCTACCGACGATTGTGGGATTTACGTTTCTTACGAAATGTGCGCCTACGACGCTTTCGAGATAATTTATGACGATTTCGTTTTGTATTATTGCCGCCACGACCATTACCACGACCGAATCTGTGTAATACTCCTGTCTGGGCTTTCCGCCCGATTTCGCTATATAATCTATGTATATCTGTTTTAGTTGGCGTTAAATAAAAAGGATTCCTTCCCCGCAATAATGGCCTTAAAATCTCAATATCATACAATCGTAACATACCGGAAAATGTGCCGGTGGCAAGTAACGAATCCGTTCCATTTTGATGATTAGGACCAAATTCTATACTGGCAACAAAGCCAGGTCTATCATCCGATCCTGTGATATAATCAAGAGTTTTACAACACGAGGTTTTCGCAACATCCGGTTCTATACACCAAAACTTCACTTTTAAGTCTCTGGAACCGGATACCAGAAGCGGCATTGATGGGTGGAATCTTATAGAAGTAATTTCATTCGTATGTCCTTGAAGAGTCGCAATACATTCTTTTGACCGATAATTCCACAATTTTATACTATAATGACGACGTCTATCAATCTCCTGGTATCCGCTGACCGCCAAAATATAATTACTAGGACCTGGGTGAAACGCAACACATGACGTATTTGTATGTTCTTTTAATGTGATACTCGGAATATTGGTCGTTGCTTCTGCTGCTGAGTCAACGAGAAAATCCCACATTTTCGCACTACTATTGCCAGAAGTTGATGCTAATTTGGGTTGGGTTGGATGAAATGCGATTGAAGTAACCTCACTAGTATGTTGTAAGGTCAAAACACATCTTGTTTCTGTCCAGTTATCTTTGTTATAATGCCATATTTTCGCGGTTGTATCCCAGGAACTAGTTGCGAAATAAGGAAGTTTTGAATGAAAAGCTACACAGGTAATCGCACCTATGTGACCGGATAGTGTCGCCAAATCAACGCTAATAATTTGATCGGCTGTCTCATAATCGGTATTATAGTTTTTAATATCAAATATTTTTACATTATTATTATCACCGGCATCACCTGTAAGCATTACACCTAACCGTGGATGAAAGGCAACACAATTGACTGTTCGAATGAACCTTGTTGGATCAGTATTCCAGTTAATAAACCCTACCTTTCTTAAATCCGGCACGTCAAAAAATTGTACAGATAAATCTTTACGACTATATGATCCATTCACTAAGATTGGCAACGCTGGATGAAATGATATTGGTGATACAGAAGAACCCTTATTCACTTCTTTTAGTAGTATAATATCCGGTAATTCGGCCATCTATATATATAGATAGATAAAATTGAAATGTTTATTTTACATTCATCATGAAACGAGATATGTC